GTGGACTTTGGTAGCCATGTCTCGGGCAGCATTGACGCCATCTTGGAAGGCGGCGTGCCGGGGGCAATGAAGGCCAAGCACATTGCCGAGTTCAAGACGCACAGCACCAAGTCGTTTGCCGATGTTGTCAAGAATGGCGTGGAGAAGTCCAAGCTAGAACACTTTGTGCAGATGCAGTTGTACATGGCGGGCACCGGCATCCACCGCGCTCTGTACGTTGCCGTCAACAAAGACGATGACTCCATTTATACGGAAAGACTCGTATACGACAAGATCATTGCGGATAAGTACATAGCCCGCGGTCAACGCATTGCGCTGGCTGATCGGATGCCCGAGCCGTTGAGTACTGACCCTAGTTGGTATCAATGCAAGTGGTGCCCAGCGTATTCAATGTGCCACCAGGCCGAGCCAACCAAGGAATCCAACTGCCGCACCTGTGCTCATAGCACGGCAAAGCCCGACAGCACTTGGCATTGCGCCCGACACGATGCCGACGACATACCGCTCGAATGGCAAGTTGCTGGATGCGAAAGTCACGTTGTGCACCCAGATATGGTGCCTTGGCAGCGCAAGGATGGCCCGAATCAGTGGACTGCGATCTACGTCATTGATGGCAAAGACGTAGCCAATGGCGATCCAGACGCGCACATCTACAGCAGCAAGGAATTGCTGGCTAACCCGTCAATGTGTGCGCTGGGTGACGAAGACATCGAGCGGCTGCGTGTGGATGGTGCGAGGGTGGTTGGATGATTGAATTACGCCCCTACCAACGCCGCACCATCGACGAACTGTACGCATGGTTTGAGCGCAACGCTGGCAACCCGTGTCTGGTGCTGCCAACTGGGGCGGGTAAGTCGCACATCGTTGCCGCCATCTGTGCCGACGCCTTGCAAAAGTGGCCCGAGACGCGCATCCTGATGCTGACCCATGTCAAAGAACTGATTGAGCAGAACCAAGAGAAAATGCTCCAGCATTGGCCTAACGCACCGCTGGGCATTTACAGCGCCAGCATGGGCAAGCGCCAGATTGAGCCAATCACGTTTGCGGGGATCCAGTCGGTACGCACCAAGGCAGATCTCTTGGGGCACGTTGATCTTGTGCTGGTGGATGAGTGCCACCTTATCAATCACAAGGAACAGGGCGGCTACAGAACGTTGCTGACGCAACTCAAGTTGATCAATCCTATGCTGCGGGTGATCGGGCTAACGGCCACCCCTTACAGGCTGGGGCACGGGATGATTACCGATGCGCCCGCGCTGTTTGACGCTTTGATCGAGCCGGTAACCATTGAGCAGTTGATCGCCCAAGGTTACCTGTCAACCCTGCGTTCCAAGGTTACGCAGTCCAAATTAAACGTGGACGGCGTACACAAGCGCGGCGGCGAATACATTGAAGCAGAGTTGCAGGCCGCGGTTGACACCGACCACAACAACCATGCGGTGGTGCGAGAGGCCATCAGCAGGGCCGCAGATCGTAAAGCGTGGTTGTTCTTTTGTTCTGGCGTCAAGCACGCCGAACGGGTGTGCGAAGCGTTGCAAGAACACGGCATTAAGGCAGCGTGCGTGACCGGCGAGACGCCCAAACTGATCCGCGAAAAGATGCTGGCCGACTTTAAAACTGGCAAGTTGCAGGCGCTGACCAATGCCAATGTGCTGACCACAGGCTTCGATCACAGCGCCATTGACCTGATCGCCATGATGCGCCCAACGATGTCGCCTGGGCTGTACGTCCAGATGGCAGGCCGCGGACTGCGACCCAGCCCCGGCAAGGCAGACTGTTTGGTGCTTGACTTTGCAGGCGTGGTGGGCACGCACGGCCCTATTACTAACATCACGCCACCACAAAAGGCGGGTGACGGCAACGGCGAAGCGCCGGTCAAGGTCTGCGACAACTGCAACGAGTTGTGCGCCATCAGCGCAAAATTCTGCCCAGCGTGCAATTACCCGTTTCCAGAGCCAGAAAGCAAGAAACTTAAACTGCACACCGACGACATCATGGGGCTTGAGGGCATTGATATGCCGTTGACTGGCTGGAAGTGGCGCGAACACATCAGCGCCACCTCGGGCAAAGCAATGCTGGCGGTGTCGTATTACGGGCGACTCAGCGACCCGTCTGTGACCGAATACTTCCCTGTGTTGCATGAAGGCTACGCAGGACAAAAAGCAATGAAACAGGTCTACGAGATCGCAGTCCATGCAAAAATAGTTGGCATGGATGTCAACAATCTCAGCAGTTTGGCAGCACAATTGAGCAAGGGCAACTGCCCCAAACTGATCTCGTACAAAAAAGACGGGAAGTTTTATCGGATCAACAATCGGGAGTGGCATGAAAACTGAACACGAAGAACAGCGCGAACTGGTCAAGTGGTTTCGCCAGACCTACCCCGGCACGCTTATATTTGCCATCCCCAACGGCGGTGCTCGGTCGCCAGCTACCGCCTCGCGCCTCAAGGCCGAGGGTGTGGTGAAGGGCGTGCCGGATTTGTTTGTGCCAGCCTGGGAGACTTGGCTTGAGATGAAACGCACCAAGGGTGGCAGTCTTAGTCCAGAACAGAACCTGATGCACTTGCACCTGCGAGGCTTGTTTTACACGGTGCTGGTGGCAAAAGGGTTTGAAGATGCAAAACAACAACTGGAGGCATTGAAGCATGAAGTGGAATAAAGGTAGCCCGCCAACCGTGGGCTGGTATCCAACGCGCTTTGCGCGGGACACCAACCAGGCGTGGCAGAACGCCTACCGGTGGTGGGACGGCAGGGTCTGGTCTTGGCCTGCGTTTCCGCACGAGACGGCAGTCATGGCTGGTCGGTGGGCGGCCAAGAAGGAAGTGAAATCCTACAACTACGAAATTATTTGGGGGACACCATGATAAACGGACGATACCCGAGGACGATGCAAGAGGCTTTTGGCCCGTATACATCAGATGAAATTTACGAAGAAGAAAGCTGTCTATGGGTGGTAGTGTATTTCGCCGCAATGCTGGCTATGCTGGTGATCGTTATATGAGCGCCAACGACACCCAGGTGGGCGGTGACCACTACCGCGACAAGAAAATCCAGACGTGGGACTACATCGTGCAGAACGAAATCCCGTACCTTGAAGCCTGCGTCATCAAGTACGTCAGCCGTTGGAAAGAAAAGGGCGGCGTTGAGGATCTTCGCAAGGCCCAGCACTACTTGGAGAAGTTAATTGAGGTGAACACATGACTCAAATTCTTACGCCATTTCAAGACAAAATTAGAAACAAGAATCGGGAAAACCGAGATGCTATTCGGTTTGGTATGCAGCAAAGAATGTGCTGGACTTGCCAGCAGGAAAAACCTATTAAGGGCGGTGAATTTCCCAATAGGGTAAGCATGGGGGCTACTCGGGATGAAAGGTTCCGTTGTGCTGACTGTACGCAACGCCTGCTTGACAAGCGAGCAGCAGCCTTGGAGAAGTTAATTGAAGGGCTGTAGCGGGGCGTGTGACCAAGGGCGCAAGCTATGCGTGTGCGACCGGTCAGGCCGGTTTTCACGGGTGTTGGGGGCGCTGTTGATTTTGATTCTTTGCGTGGGGTATTTTTTATGAGTGATTTGAAACAAGCAGCGCAAGAACTGTTGGATTCTTGGGATATGCCTTTTAACTTTCACCCATCAGCACATCGCTTTGAAAAACTCCGCGCTGCCCTCGCGCAGCCAATTATTCCGCCAAAGATAAAAGGAGATAAAACGCAGTTGGTTGTCGGCGGTGACGATCTGCCGACGCTGACAAAGTGGACGCCCCAGCCAGCGCAGCCTGATCCGGTAGAGGTGCGAGAGGGGTGGGAATATATGCGGGAGAAGGGGCTGTTGCGCAAGCCGCTGACGGATGAAGCATTGATGGCGCTGGTTGACGCGACCATTAAGGATGGTAGATGCGAGTTTGCCCGTGCCATCGAGAAGGCGCATGGGATTGGGGGTGAGGCATGAATATCAGAAAACTGTTTGCGCGGGAGTTTTGCGTGGCTATTTTCGTAGTTCTATGGATTTTGTTTCTTCTGTATGCGGTTCTGATTGGGGGTGAAACATGATGATCTGGCGGTGCGCCGCGAAGGTAGCCAAGGACTCGATGATCTACCGCAAGCCGGTAGAGGAGTTGCTGTCGGCAATGGGGTACGGGATACACGAACGCGCAGAGGCGCGGGATGAGGATATGACCGCTAAAGAACTGGCTGAATGGGTACGGCGCAATGCCGTCTTGAGAAATGACTGAACTAGAACTTGAAAACCAGCGCCTGCGCGAGTTGGTCGAGCAACTGAAAGCCGATCTGAAAACCGCGCTACAGGCGTACCGCGATGTTGTGTCCAGAATGTAAGGCGTGGTCTATAGTGCTAGACACACGGGGTATTCGCAGGCGTCGGGAGTGCGCCAACGGGCACCGGTTTTACACCGAGGAAGTCGTCAGGCAACCGACTTTACCTTCTCGAAAGTCCGTAGCCCCGAAAGCCCCAGCAGCGCCGTGAGCAGTTCCCACAGATGCTCGTCGATGCCGGGAAGCGTGGGAAGTGGATTGTTTGTGACGATCCCTACCCACGCTACCAGCGGTCGAACGATGTACTGCATGGCCAGCGCCGCAGCGCAGACCCATCCGATAGCAGGTCGCCAGGACGAGGTGAACGCATTAGGGCTGGCGGCTTCAGCCTTGTTGATGTCTATCTGACCTTGCACCAACGCCAGTGCCGCTGCTATCTGAGCGCGTTCCTGCTCAGTCTTGTCGGGCCAGATTCGGCCAACGACAGTTTCGACCAGCGAGGCCACCGCGTCTACTGCCACAGGTTTGTCTCCATCTGTGACGCCAGCCGCACGGCCCGCTTAGGCACCTGACGCGCCCAGTTTGAGTCCAGCATCTCTTTGGCGGCGATACCCCAATGCTTGGCCTCGACTGCTGCCAGCATCTGTTTAAATTTAAGCAGATTGGCTACGCCCATGTTAAAGGCCATGTTAATCAACACGCCTTGGCGAGCCGACGACAACTCGGCGAAGAACGGCAGCGCCGCCTTCAGCGCTTCCCGGCGGTTGATGATGTCGTTGTTCAGCAGGTAAGCAATCTCGTCAGGGCGCAACCCGCCACCCTTCTTGGCGTCAATCAACCGTCCTACACCGATAGTCCAATATCCGAAGTGATCCTGGTAGCAGGTTGGGGACTCGCCCTCATCACGTCGGAGTTGGTCTACGATGTTCATTTGTCGGCTTTGTTGTCAAGCCGGTCAAATAGGCGGGTCAGCATCTCTTTGATCTCGCGGACATCAGCTTTAAAGTCGTCCCGCGTGACGTAGACCTTCGGTAGCTCCTCGCGCAGCTTGGCGAGATCCGATTTCAGTTCCTTGACCGCCGCCCAGAGTTCTCTGGCGAACCAACCCAGAACCCCCGCCGACGCACCAAAGATGATGTTGATAAGGTCTTGTTGGTTCATGGGGCGAGGTTGTTGACTGGCGGTACGACAGGAGCCAACTGATTGGTTGGTTGCTGCAAGGCTTTTGTGACCTTGCCTTTAACTTCGCGGGTGCGTGCAATTTCGGCAGCAGTTTTGGCAAACGGCACGCGGAAAGATTGCAATGCCTCCAAACCACGCAACACAGCACCGGATGTGTTGCTGTAGTTTACGGCACCCGGTTCTTTATTCAACACATCTTTAATTGCAGCACGCAAATCCAAGATTTGATCTCTGCCGGTTTTGCCAAACATATACGCAAGTTTTTCTTCTCGATCAAGTTGGGTAACAAAATTGCTAAAATTATTTAGCAAAATGGCATCACCTTCCTCACCTTTTTTGAGCAACAAATCTTTCATGCGTTGCACGGTATAGCCTTGCAATTCTTTGTAAGCCTTTTGTCCCTCAGGTGTTTTCTTAAGCAATGATGTGACGGTACGCATTTCCTCCAATGAACCATCAACTACAACATGGTTGTAAACATCATCAAGAGCAACTTTGCGATCTGTTTTACCTGCTTTTGTGCTTAACAGTTGGTCAACTCTTGAAACATCTTCAAATTGTTTGGCTAATTGTTTGCGTTCTGTTCTGGCGGCTCGATACAAGTCACCGCCTGCGCCCTCAGTCATGTCATTGATGACGCCCTTAACTTTGCCCATAAACAACGTTGCGGCTGGGTTGCCTTCGGCTAAATTACCAGCGGACTTGTACAAATTTTCCAAGTCATCAATGGATATTTGATTGTTTGTAGCCTTTTTAAGAGCTTTCAATTTTTCACTTATTGTTTGAATTTGCGGAACAGAAATTGCTTCTGGAGCATTGTCTGTCAACCATTGATCCAATTTGCTAGTGTCAACAATTTGTTTGGTTTCGCCAGAGTCTCTTGCTGCTTGATAGGCATCATCAACTTTTTTCAGTTTATCTTGGTATTGTTTAACCAATGCTTTGTCAATAACAGTGCCTACTGCGCGAGGCGTACTTCGATCAATTCCAAGACCTTCTTCCCCAACAACTTGATTTGTCATCCGATCAAATTGATTAAGAATGTCTCGTTTTTGTCCAGCTTTAAAAGTACGCATTTGTTCAGAAATTTGCGTTTTTGCTTCTTCTGAAATACCCGTCAAAACACCTCGTTGCGCTTCAGACTCAAATTGTTGTTGTGCAAGATTCTTGCTGCGTTCACCCAACGTGGCGGGGATGTTCAATCGTTGCAGGCGTTCAGCCCGCATCAAGTCTTCTGCGGTGTTAGCAGCACCCATGCCGGGCATCTGCGGGCCTTGGCGAGTCAAAGCATTGACTATGGGAGCGGTGGCTTGCCTGACCGCCGGAGCAGCAGCAGCGCCAGCCTGCCGCATGGCAGGAGCGGCCAACGCATTGGCCGTAGCGGTCAACGTGCCAATTGGTTGCATTGGCAAACCGCCAGCAACGTATTGCATGGCGGATCCAATGCCGCCCATGATGTCCTGGCCGGTTTGAGTACGCGGCGTGAACAAGCCACGCGACACTTGCTGCATGGCCCGCTCACCGGCAGCAGTAGCTTCTGGTGAGCCTTGCCTAGCTGGGCTAGACAACTCCCCCACCATGCCAGCGATTGGCCGCACCACACCACCAACCAACCCGCTTGCCAATGCCATTGGCGTTTCAATAATGCCGCCTGCAATGTCTTGCAATGGACGTTCTGATTGAGCAGCAGGCGCAGTTGTAGCCGCACCGGGGATGCGGGAAACACGAGAGGCAAGTGACTCAGCAGGTTTGTACGTAGACGCAGCAAACGCAATCGCATCCTGTTCAGTAGCGCCTTCCGGCGCATCTACAGGAATGATCGACCCATCCGGCGCATTGACATTAAAGCGGGGCATATTAACCCCTCTTCTTGATGCTAAAGCCGGGGAATTGCGGATTGGTAATTACATCAGTCGCGCTGGGTGTTCTATATTTATCCATGTAAGCACGGCCTGCTTGGTTTGCTCCCATTGCCATTCCTTCTACAGCGCGATTTCTTGCCGCTTCTTTTTGTTGAATGACGGCATCGCCTTCGCCGCGCAATGGGAAAAATTCTTTAATGGTGTTTGCCACTTCAGATGGCCCAAACGCAGCACCAGAAGTGCTGCGCAAATAAGCAGTAGCAAAAGCAACTTGAGCCTGAGCCAACTTTTGTTGATCCACATTTGGCCCCACCAAACCTGTTGGATCTGATCGAAATGCAGACTCAACGGCATTGGCAGCAGCATCACCGATACCCAATGGTGCCAATCTAACCAAACCCTCCAATACGCCGGGAACAACTGCGGCCTTGTAGGTGCCTCGGCTTGCTACGTCTTGAATGACATTTTGTGCTTGCAACATTGACGCGCCAAACATGGCAGATTTTTGTTGCTCTTGCGTCATAGCCGTGCCCTTACCCCGCAACGGCGTCCCAGCCATTGGTGCCGCGGGCACTCCAGTTGCCATAGGCGCTGCTGGTGCAGTTTGGTCAAGCACGCTACGCATACCGGGGATGGCTTGCGTAACCGCAGGTGCTGCTGATGGTGCAACCCGCGGGCTAAATTGATTGGACACGGGAGCAGCCGCCGGAGCCATAGGAGCAGCACCACCCAGCGTGATGGGCATAGCTACTCCGGTGCGGTTATTCACGCCAACCAGCGTGCCATCTTCCGTTTGCTGCACCGTGATGCCCGGATTGGCTCGTTCAAAATCAAACTTCTGTTGAGCCAACGACAAGTTGCCTTGCGCTGTTCTGTCGCCAATAGTCGCAGTTTTAGGAATTGATGCAACACTCGGCATAGCTTGGCCGTAACCGGGTTGAAAACGATTTCCTTGCGTAGCAATAAAACTGCCGCCAGTGTCAATGCGGTCAATTTTTGGAGCTAACATTTCCAATTGATCTTTGCCTGCCACAGTACGCATCAGCATATCCATACGATATTGCGCGTAATCTTGTGGCGACATATCTTGCAATTGAGCCGCTGCCGCAGATGCTTCTTGCATTGAAAAAACGCCGTCTTTCAAGCCTTTAGAAATGTTTGCAAGTGCTTTTTCAGGTGTAGGCGATGATCCAATTGCCTGCCATGTCCAATTCAAACGTTTGTTTTGCAATTCCGCCTCGGAGGCTGCTGCTTCTGCGGTAGTTTTGCGAATAGTTGCCTGCTCTTTGCGTTGCTCCATACCCAATTTAGGATTAAGGCGAAACAATTGGCGCTCATATTCAGGAGAATTTGGGTCTAATTGACGCAAGGCGTTGCGTTCTTGCATGGCTGCTTGCGCTTCTTGCATCTGCATCTGCGCCAGTTGGTTCTGCTGCTGCGCACCTTGAATGGCGGCAAATTTGCCGTACTGCGCCAACGGGTCTTGCAGTTCGATGCCCCTGACGGCCAGCGAAATGTTGGGATTGAGTGCCATGATTTAGCCTGTGTATTGGTTAGCGCCAATAGGAACATTAACGCCGTACCCCGAAGGCGTACCCCCGCCCGGCGCAAATTTGTTCAAGTACTGTTGGTTCTGGTAGAAGTTAAGCCCAGTGCCCAACGCTCCCGTCAGCGCGTTCGCGGCCCCCACGTAGCCTGACGCCCGCGCCGCAGCGCCGCTGGTCAACGCCTCGCCTGCGCCGGTTGCGTAGTTCTGACCTGCTTGACCCAATTGCGCCGCCGTGGTCTGACCCATGCCAGCCATAGACTGAAGCGGGTTCAACTGGTTAGCGCGGTTGGTTTGGTAACGGTTGAAAGCGTTCATGTACTCTTGTGACGCATAATCTTGCCCGTACCTAGTTAACGCTTTGCCAGCGCCTCCAGACAAAAACCCCCCTCTTGCTGCAAAAGCGCGTATTAAAGCTTTTTCACCTTCTTCACGCCTAAACGCAAGGCCAGGGTCTGCTTCAAAATCTTGCATCCCAAAGTCTCTGGCGTACTTCCCGAAGTCCGCACCCCGAGGTGCTCGCGCCATAGGCATAGCGTTTTGCCTATTACCCAATTGATCAAACTGACGGTCAAACATAGCGTTTGCCAAAAAACCAGATGAAGGACGCGGGGGCGGTGCGTTGGTGGCTTGATAAGCTGGCTGCGATTCAAGCCCCAACAGTTCGTTCAGCCGGTTGACCGCCCCGACGCCAGATTGCAGAAACG